AGCAAGTGCAGCATCTGAAACAGCCTTTGCATCAGCAAGAGCCTTAGCAGAAGCAGCCTTCTCAGCAGCAATTAGAGCAGTGTGCTCTGCAGTTGCCTTAACTAGTGCTGCATCCGAAGCAGCCTTTGCAGCAAGTGCTGCATCCTTTGCTGCGACCTGTGCAGTAAGTTCTGATGCTAGATCACGAACTGTAATTTCTGCAAATGGTGAAAGTGTTGGAGCAGTCAAACCTGTTACAGCAGCAGCAACGGCATCAGTAGATGTTGTTGCAGCGAATGTAATAAGTGAGCGTGTTCCAGTTGTTGGAAGTGTTGCCTTAAATGCAGCAACTCCAAAATCTGAAAGTGTAGCACCAGTTGTTGCTGTTGCTGTATCCATTACTGCTGTTGAAGCAAACACTGTTGCAGTGATAGACTTACCAGAAACCTTGTTTCCGAATACATCTGATGCTGTAACTGTGATGTCTTGCTTTGTACCAGCAGCGCCTGTAGCAGGAGCAGATACTGTTAGATTATTAATCTTGCCAGCAGTTCCCTGTACGTAGTATGTAAGTTGTGTTCCACCGTTGGTGATTACAACTGTACCAATTGCTGTTGTCTTTGTATAGACATAAAATGTTGCTGTTGTTCCTGTACCAGTTGCAATTGTCAAAGATGATGATCCTGATGTTGCTCCTACTGGTGCAGCAGTTGTGTGTAGTGCAGACACGATTGTTGCATTTGTTGCTACGACTGTTACGTTTGTTCCAACATCAACTGTTGCAATAAACTTTAGTGCATCAGCAGCGTCAACTGAATTGTCTGCAGGCACTGGCAATGATGCAGGCGTGGCGATTGCTGATGATGTAGTGTTTGCTACAGTGTCAAGCGATACAGCGACTGTCATTACAGCAGCACTTGCAGGTGATGCTACGATTGTGCCCAAAGTCATGGCTGCAACCATGGCTAGTGCGATTTTCTTAAATGAGTTCATTTAATTTATTCCTTTTCTTTATAGTAGATTTAATCTATCCAAATAATCTTTTACATCGTTTGGCATAGGTTTAAATTGTATCACATTGTCTTTCCCAATGTCAAGTTCACCCTTTGGTCTATCCCTAAATGTGTGAATCTCAACCTCAGTGTTATTATTTTTGGGCGTGTGAGAAATAGCACCAAAAATAGCACCACACACAGCATCAGCCAAGTCCTTTGACTTTTTTCTGGGGTGGTCAACTCTATCATTTTTCATAATTTTCAACTGCGTCAGTTCATCAAAGAGTAGATCAATTGATGGCATTGCTAGCCTTTCCTCGTATACAAGCATTGCCATATCCTCATAGTGCTTCTTGGCAACAGAAACAGTATCAGTTCTCATTCCAACCTGCTTTAATTCATTTTGAATATCAAACGATTGCCAACGGTCAAACGAAACCATTCCAATATTAAATCCAAGTCTACGAAGGTTTTGAATCCACTGCTTAACTTCTGAAAGATTAACTGGCCCTTCTACTTTTGGCTCCCACCATGCTACGGCATCAACTACAACTATTGGTGCTACCTGTTCATAGTTATTGATTACCTGAATATTTACCCACTTATCTACATGAGCAATTGCTACTGCACACTTATCGTGCTTCTGTGCAAGGTCAGCGTGGACATAGTAAACCTTATTTGGATCTGGCACAAATGATTCATCGAATCTTCTAAAGTTATCAATTGGATTTCTTAGTGTCATGCACGCTGCAACTTTGTCTGCCTGCTTAAAAAAAGCATCAGACGCAAAGGTTGGAACACATGCAAAACGCATCATTGCATCTCCTAGGTCAGTCATAAAAGCAATCTTAAAATCATCAATCTTTCTTGTTGGATTTACTTCCCATGTTGGTCTCTTTAGTGCAAATACTCCTGGATACTTGTACGATGTAATCTGATCCTCATCCCATGTGATATCAAATTTATTTGATGGATCATCTTCTGGTAATAATGGATTAATGATAAATGTGTGAGATCTTTCAACAACTTCTTTTTCTGCAACAACAGCATCATACTTTTCTGAAATAAAGTCTCCTGGGTATCTAGGGAAAGAAAGTAAAACAACCTTTCCAAGATCTGGGAAACGGGAGTCTACTGATCCACGGAAGGCTTTGTAGATATTGTCAGCAGTCTTTCCCTGCTCATTACCTGTATTAACTTCAGATGCAAAGCCAGAAATCTCATCGAGCACTGCAAGCAAAAGGTTTAGTCCCTCATGAGATTCTCTTTCAGAGTGACCAGAATAAACAGTTATTGATTTGTTAAACTCTACTGAGTCTGCCTTAGCATAAAACTTACCAGCAAACCAAGGGGATCTTTCAATCTTGCTCTTAAAGCCTTTAAAGAAAACATTCTTTGCCTGTTGTGCGTTAATAGCAACATTGATTAGGTCGATAGCATCTCCAGATGGCTTACCAAAGTACTTAGCAGGATCTTTTAAACATAACAGTTTATATACAATATAGCAGCAAGCAACAGTAGATGTAAAGTCTTTTCCACTACCCTTACCTAGTTGAAGTATGATTTCGTTTTTTGTATATTTTTCATAGTACCTTGTTCCTTCAACTTCTCCCAGTAAATCTAGCAGGTCTTCTTTTTTATAAATTTGACTCATTGCTTCTACGATATCGTACTGGATATCAGACAGTCCTGGCTGGCCTAAGAACTTTTCGTCTTCAACAAAAGTCTTTGCGTCTACAGGCTTTTCCTCAAAGTGACTATCCTTAAGTGCTTCTAAAAAATCATTAAAATCAGCCATCATGAACTACCGTTATGACTTCATCTCTTTTGGCAATATCAGATAGTCTTCTCATAATCTGATCCCTAATCTCTGGATGCTCTGAGGCAATATCTTTTAATATTGACATAAGTACCATTTGTCGATTTTCAATCTCTACCATCTCTTCTGCAAGTTCTTTATTTTCTAGCAGACCAGCCTTTTGTAACATGTCAATACGCTTAGACTCAATATCCATAACCAACTTAATTGCTGCAGTTTTTGCACCAAGGTTATTAGTCATAGATGCTTCATCAATAACCTCATAGGATCTTGAAATTAACTTGCTATAGTGTGTGTCTGCTGCTGCAAGTGCTTCTTTTGCCCGTGCTCTGATTGCCTCATTAGCAGAAGCCATGACTTTCCACTCATTTATTAATTGAACAACCCTTGTTCTAGGGATTGCTAATTGTTTAGAAATTACAGTAGGGTCATTTCCCTTTAGGTACTCTTCAACAACACGGTTAACTTCATCTAGATGCTCTACTAGTTGACTATCTGACATATTTTCCCCTGCCTGTTTTGTATTCATTAAACATTATATCAGACCAGACATCATGAAAAGCGGATCCATGATGGTGACCATCTCTTGCAGTTAATCCATATGGACTACTTATATTTGTATCAGATTTGAACACACTTTTATTTACATCTTTCCTATTTACAAAAATCATAGACTCTAAATCACAAAAGTTTAAGAGGTCATTTAACTCTTGGTTATATGAAAAAACATATAACTCTATTCCTAAAAAATTACAAAAGGTTTCAAGCATCAATAAGTACTGATAACTGTAGACAGAATACTCATGTTTTTCTATTGTTACTCTTGGAGTTCCCGTAACTTGAAAAAACCCATCTATAGTGTTTTTAATAAACTCTTCTCCATGTCCAGAGATAGATTTTTCACTTAAAANTTTGTATCCTCTATACATGTCTGGTAAATTTATAAAAACAACATCTGGTTTTCCATAAGAAATAGTATATTTAAAAANTCCTACCACAATCTCCATAATTGATGATCCTGGTTTTGAAATATTAAAATAACCAGACAAGTCTTCTTCTTCTAAAATCTTTGAATAAACCTTATACGGCCAAGTTTCTTTTGCATACAGACCCACTCCATAAGTTGCAGAGCAGCCCGAAAACAAAACATGTTTTCCTTTATGAACTTTTATAAAATTATCTGATCTAAAATTAAGAGTGTTAACTTTAAATGAGTCTTCTTCCCATTTTTGATCTCTGCACCATTGAGAGGATTCTAGATTATTATAATAAGGATCTTCACTACTTAAATCATTAAGTGCGTCTTGAACTAAATCCCACCCTTCTAAATTTTTATTAAATGCATTTTTTATTTTTGCGCTGGGGGTTATTCCTTGATTAAATAACTCTTCTTTAATTTTTGGAGAAATATCTTTTATGCTAACTTTTCCGTGTGCGTCTGGCATATCGTCCACCACCTAAACTATATTCTTCAAACATTATTCTAGACCATATGTCGTGGTATCCCCAACCATGATGCTGGTTATCTCTTGCTGTAAGGAAAAACTCATCAATNCTGTTCTTATTTTTTTCTGCATAATCATATATCTCTTCAACAATATCATGGTTTTCTAAAAATTTCATTGATTCAATGTCTGTCTTTTTTATTAAATCATTTGTACCATCTACGTATGAAAAGACATACAGTTCAATTCCCAGGTCTTTGCAGTATTGTTCTAGCATCATGAGGTACTGGTAAACATAAATTCTCATTTCCTGATTCCTCATGTTTGCTTTACCTCTGTACATTCCATGGTAAAGACTATTAATAGTTTTGTTTTCTATATCTTCAACAGAACCTTTTAATACATCTTTTCTATCATCTCTGATTGAGTAGTGCCTATTAAGGTCTGGTAGATCTAAAAATATCACATCTGGTTTTCCATATAAACTTATATACTTAAAAACATTAGAAATAATATCCATGATAGATGTTCCTGGTTTGCCAAGATTAAAATAGCCAGAAATCTTTTCTTCTTGTTGCATCATTTTATAAATCTTATAAGACCATGTTTCTGTTGTATAAAGACCAACACCGTAGGTAACAGAACATCCAGAAAATAGTACATGCTTTCCATCGTGATCTTTTGTAAATTCGTCACACCTAAATAAACTTTTGTTTACTGGAAATGGGTCTTCTTCCCAATTAGATCCTCTAGCCCATTCCATATTTTCGGCTGTAGAGTATGCTTTATTATCAGAAGACAGATCATTGAGGGCATCTTGTAGCATAGGCCATCCATCTAATTCTTTTTTAAGTGGTGAATTAACTTTTACATTTGTAATAAAGCCAACCTGATTTGATGGCCTATTCCCATCATGCATCATCTCTGGTCTATCCATTTAATTCTCTTGCAATCTTTAATAGAATTAGGTATCCAATAAGATCATCAATATCGTTGTCGCCAACAAAAGAACCTCCACGAGTAATCCTGGATAACTTATCATCAATACGTACATGAAGTTGTTCAACATTATCAGCAGTAGCAAAAATTCTTACTGGGTTTAATGCGCTATCGCCATATGACTTATTCTTAGTGATTAGCATTGTCTTTATCTCATCGCATACTTGAGAAATTGTAAACTGTGTTTCTTCACTCACTGTCATCCTCTTCCCAATCAAATGCTTCTGGAATTCCCTTTAGTGATGCAATGGCAAATCCAAATCCAACCATGCCTGCTACAGCAATAGCAATCAATGTCTTTTCAACTTTACTCATCGTTTTGATTTCCTTAATCCAAATTTAGCAAGGTATACGTAAATAGTTTCAACACTAACTCCGCACTCCTTTGCAATATCTTCTGGAGTCTTTTTATCCATAACATATCTCTTACGCATAAAAGACTCACTTGTATATAGTTTAGCAGACATGGCCTTACTTGTCAACTCCTATTGCTTTGCCCCAGTTTTTCATAGCCCAATGCCCAATTCCACACGCATCTGCTACATCATTATCAGTAATAGTCCTATCGTACTGAACATTAATAAATTTTATTGTTCTTTCTTTTCTCAGATTTCTCTCATAAGTTTTTAGCCATGAGTCTGACTTATCAGGATTTTGTGCCTTTATATAAAACTTTTCATCCTTAGATATTTTTTTATTACCAATAAAATTTTGCCAAGTAATTGGAGAAACCTTACCTATTACTTTTGTTCCAGACTGACCTGCTGCGCCAAGGATTGCTCCTTGCACTAGCGCTAGATCTGCAGCCGTTTTTGGGCTATTCATAAATACAGTATGCTCAATAACTATTGCTTCAAACCCACCATAGTAATCAAAGAAAGCCTTAACCTTTTGGCCTGCATCCATAACTTTTTCATATGTATCTTTTCCTTCAAAGTTAATCTTTCCTATTACGCCCAACGTTTTTTGTTGGGTATCAAATAGGGCAAATGCAAGGCTATTGGTACTAGCGTCAATAGAACATATAGTATTTGGAATCATTTCCATACCCCACTTATTCTTTACCATTAGAAATAATCCTAATCTGCTTTAACACTTTTGAAACTTGGCTTGGATTTATGTTACACCTACCGCAAAGAACTTCATCATTAAAGACTGATAGTTCTTCTTGGCAGTTTTTACAAATCCTTTTCTTACCTATTCTTTTTTGCCTTCTAGCAATAATGTATCTTGCTGCAATCTTTTCTTTTGTTGCAGCCTCTCTACATTCTACAGAGCAATAAATCTGGTAAGATATTGCTGTAAGGAATTCCTTATCGCACCAACTACAATGCTTCATCAGTCAAAGGCTCCAAGGAATTTATTTTCAGTTCCCCAACCTCTGCTGACGCACATGCTTTTTGAATTGGACAGTTCTTACAAATCTTTGAATTAGATCTGTAATTTTTCTTAGGTAAAGTTCTGTCTACCCAAGCCTTTCGAACTGTTCTCATCCAATCAAACGCCTGGTCTACCCACCTGCGGTAATGATCATTTACTTCTACTGGCAAAAGCAATAATTCATGATTATTTTTATTTTCATAAATTAAAACAGCCTTAGCCTTTTTTAGAATCTTCATGTATATAAGCAACTGGATTAAGTGACCAGTCTTTGGCTTCATATGTGCCTTTCGGTACTCAAAGCCCTCATTCATCATTGTCTTGATTTCACCAAGCAATGGCTCTCCTTGCCAATTAAGCATTACGTCTCCATAACCAAAAATTGGTGGATCAGAATAGGTAATTTTAAATTCTGAATCAATTAGAAAGTCTGGAACATTCCCCATTGCAGATTGAATTCTTTCATGAGACTTAGTTCCAGCAGTCATGTTTGCTGCTCCATAAGCATCAGCGTTGTCTTCAAATGTCTGACCATCAAAGGCTAAGTACCAATATCTTGGGCACTCTCCGTGACCATAGGCAATGGTTGATGGCGCAAAGGTTTTCTTTTGTGTGTGCTTATCTATACGGTTAATAGTATAGCCTTCTTTAATCTTTTCTGTAATCCCTGCTACATCCATAGGATGTGCTGGAAGAACTTCTTTTTTTACCATGATTTGTTGCAGTAAACTTTTTGTCATTTCATAACTCGTTTCTATTACTATAAGTATAGCAGATTATCTTGTGATATATTTCAATGCTGAGACTAGATTGTTAATTGATTCTGCTGCGGTATAGTATAAGTTTTTCTTTCCACGATCAGACTTATCTACATTTGCCATCCATGTTGCCTTAAATGCCATCTTTGCAGCGATTGCTTGTAGCCTTACAATTTCGACAGTGGCTACATTAAGAGGAATATCTGGCTTTATAATTATTTTAGCAATAAAGGTAAGGGCTGTTGTGAGTTCTTCATCTTGCATATAGTCTGCAATCTCCACAAGGCCATTAACCATATCTATGGTTGTCTTTTCTTCAATCATGCTATTGCTCCATTTTCGTTTTCTTGTATTCCAATTCTTAATCCTTCTTCATGATACTGAGCCCAAGCGCTCTGAAATTCTGGATGATTGTTTAAAGAATCTACATAGTTCTTTCGTTTTTCTGTATGTAAAAATTGATCGATAGGATTATCTTCACCAGTAAATCTATAGTTTGTTGGTGGACAATAATCAAAACTTACAATCTCTAAGAACTCACCCTTCTTCCACTTTCTCTTTGGTCTCCAGTGTACTTGATTAACGGCACTGAATACAATCGCATCATTTGTTTTTAAATCAAAATGTTTTCCAGAAACAACTAGTTGCCAGTCATCAATGTTTGCACCTATTTGAAAATTGAAAGTAACCAAGTTTTCATCAGCATCAATGTGTGGTGGCAGTGTAGGAGCGTAAGTGTTATCTCCATACTCAAGATCATACTTAATATAATTATAGTGACAAAGTTTTATTTCTTCGCTATAGAACTGTTTTGCATACGAATCCATAACTTCTTCGATTTCTTTTGGACAATCAAATTCTACTAGTTGTCTGGACATATGGACAATCTTCTTTGGATCGTATCTCGATCCGCCATGATACATTTCTTGATCACCAGGAACAACCGTGTAGTCTACAACCCTATTCCTGTTATTTTCAATGGTATCTCTTAAAAGTTTTACCTGAGCATCTGTAAATGGATTACTTACATACAGTGGAAGTTCTTTGTTGTACTTGTCAAATCCAGTTAAGTATTTATGCAGTTCAGCCATGTTATTTCTTCTCTCTATATCGGTGTTCCTGATGTTCATGATTAACGTTTGATGTTATTCCTGGTGTTTCTTTCCAAGCCTTGAATTTTTCTAGACCCTTTTGTCTCATGGCATTTATGTGATCAGTTGAAAGCACATATGGCTGTGCTGGTTCAAAGTGCATAAAGATTGCCTCTAGGAANTCTCCTTCAACAAAGTCTCTCTTAGGTCTCCAGTGTACCTGGTGTGTACCAGAAAAAGTTAATGCCTCATTATCTTTAATTAAAAATGTTTGCTCTTCTTCCCAGTTATCAACGACTATATCCCAGTCAATGTTAGATCTAATTTGGTAATCCAAAGTAAAACGTGGTCCACTGAAAGCCTCATCGGTGTGTGGAAATAAGAGTGGATTAAAGACATGTTTACCACAACTAGATGTTATTTTTTCATATCGAGAAAAGTTGTACTCTTTAAGTATTAGTTTTTCTCCAGCAACTGACTCTGCTTTAGATGTAAAGATGTCAATTATCTCTTGTGGCAAAACAATGTGCCAACTGTTATAAGACAACTCATTGTGAAAATCCTGACTGTTTGTTTTATTAACAATATCAAAGATTGTGTTGATTTGACTTTGTGTTAACAAATCCTTTAATACCAGGTTTGGTAAATTTTTTCTCATTTTATATCTCCTATAACTCTATTATACACTAAGCCACGAATTTGGTTCTGGCTGATTGGATATGCCAACTCTTTCACGTAATCTGTGAGACCAGTATTCCAAAATTTCTTTTTGATTTTCTGACCAAGGCTTTTGATCTACATATGCAAAGTGTGCAAAAATCATATCAACCTCATCATCATCCGATAGGTCCATATTGGATCTCCAATGAACCTGCTGAGTACCAGAAAAAACNAGAGCATCTTTTATATCAAATACAAAAGACTNGCCCTCAACGACTACAGGCCATTCAACATTCTTATTTAGTTGTATATCTACTGTAACTCTTTGGCCATCTAACTTGTGGGTGTCATAATGTGGGAATAGTTTTGGTTTATACCCGAATTTATTTGAGTACCTGGCAAAAGAATATTCTCTAAGTATTACCTTTTCGCCAAGCCAGTCACTAACAGATTTACTTAATCTATCCTCAAATTCTTTATCGCTTAATGTCCAGGCTCTGTGACCAGCAAACTTTTGAAATAAAAACCCGTCTGGATTATCTCTTACCATTTTGTAGACATTATTAACATCTGTATCTGTAATTAGATTATTAATAATAAACGGTTTAAAGTTGCGATTGTCTACATGACCATTTTCGTAGGACTCATTATATATGGCTGGGTCAAAGTTGCTCATAATTATATTATACACCCTTCCCCTTTTTCACTGCTCAATACCTCTTTTTCTCCAAAAGGTAAACAACATCTTAACAAAACTTCCGTCCTCAAAATTCTGAATAACTCTTCCATGCTCTTGAACCTTTGGCCACATGGTTACTGCAGAATTATCATCTAAAGAATACTTTTTATTATCAATTACTATAGGCCAATCAATGCTTGCAGATATTTGATAATCAAAGCAAAGGTTGTCCTTGTTTCTATCTTTATGAATAGGAAGAGACATTTCTCCATACTTTGTATTGTACTCACAGTAAACTGCTCCAATAAGTGAGTGCTGACCATGATCCTTTTTTATAACTTTACTAAATGCTTTCATGACTTCTCTTGGAATTGGGAACAACTCTAATTGAATTCTTCCTTTTTCTAGTCTTATAAATTGATCTGTGTCTAACTCTCCAGAGTATCCATCAGAGTTGGCTGGTATATCTTTTATTGTTCTTTTAGATAACTCATTATCAATAGTTTTTTGTAGGCTGAATAAAAGATCTTCTGAAAGAATGTTAGTATAAACAGAGTTAATCATTGCTCTTGCTACCATCTACTAACTGTTCTAAAATAGAAAACTCTACAATAGCAAGTCTTACCTTTGTGTTTGCCTGTCCCATGGCAATAATTATTGCAGGATCATTCCCGTTTCTTATTGCATCAGTCACAGCCTTTGCCCAAACATCTTTATTAATAGTAAAGGATTTTCCAACTTCTTTAAAGTCTACTGTAAAATTTTCCCAAGAAGCATCACCTTTGTGCGTACCACGTCCTGAGTTCTTGTGCTGCTTAGCACCTATTCTTTTACTCTCACTCTTCTCCGTCAAAGTCCTTCTTCTTTCTTTTACCAAGGTATACAGTAGTTAAGTGTTTATCTTTACACATCCAAGTCAAAGTTTTTGTTTCTGCATAACATCTCAGTGTAGGAACAACTTGTTTGCATGTATGGCATGGCCACTTTCCTGGGTATACTGTGTAACTAGCCATTTAACTTTTTCTTGATGGATTCTTGCAAGTCAAGGTCCTCTCTTACACGATTAATGAATGCTTCTTTACCTTGTACTTTTGATCCATCTGGAAGTATATACCAGGCACCTGTGCGTTCCACAATTCCATTTAGTTCTGCTGTAGTCACCAAATCACCAATTGTGTCAAGTCCAATATTGTCACCTCTAAAATAAAAATCATACTCGCCATTTTGAAATCCTGGAGATGTTTTAGAAAATTGAAGTTCCCAACGGATAGTTCTTCCAACTTTTTCTTCAATCAATTTATCTCCTACTTTGATCTTTCCCTTAATTGCTTGATTGTCCGACTCTGAAGAAAAGAGTTTAACAATACATGAGGAATAAAACTTAGTAGCCTGACCACCAGAAGGCTGCTGGCTAGTATACATAGCATTGATATTGTTGCGAGACTGAGAAATAAGAACAAGCAGAGTTGGCTTAACTTTATTGTTTGCATAGTTAAGCATTTTCCATGCGTTACTAAAGTCACGGGATTCTGCTCCAAT